CAGAAACGCAGCAGACAATCCCGAGCGGGATCAGGAGGGACGCAGATGAACGGCGATCCGCTGGATGAACTGGACGAGCAGGCCGACGAGATTGCCCGCCTGCGGCTCACCGACGAGGAGCGGGCGGCTTTGCATTGGTTTGCCCACTACGGACTACCGGAACACCGCGCCGCCGCGCTTCGCGGTCTGCTAGAGCGGCTGGCGTGACGCTCTTGAAATCAGAGAGGGACGCGATGCGTGACGTTCTCGCAAGACTAATGGAGTGGATGGAAACGTCCGAAGTGGACGACGCCCACATTGTCCTGCGTAACGCGATCACCGAGATCGCTGGACTGCGGGCGCGGCTGGACGAACTGCGATCCGAGAACGCTCGCCTGCGTGGGCTGTGCGGGCTGGCCCCGACGCAGCCGATACCCGACTTGCGCTCTTGAGCGAAGGGAGAGTCGTGGCACAAAAGCAACTTCCTTTCATGCCGCCTGCGGCCTACTGCAATCGTTGCAACGAGCGGAAGGCCGACAACGGACCCTGCCAGCGATGCGGGTGTCCAGAGTTTCGGCTGGTTCGCTGAAAGGCCGCGTGGAATCGAGAAAAGCCCGCGTCTCGTCGTATACTGAATGGACGTACAGGTGCGTCCATGCTCCGCTGGTTGCTAGGCAAAACAGACGTTGACAAAGGCCCCGGCGATGCTGGCCGGTCGCCGCAGTGGTCCGCTGTTCGAGACAGGTTCATCAAGGCGAACCCCAGGTGTGCTGCCTGCGGATCGGCAAAGCGGCTTGAGGCGCATCACGTCCTGCCGTTCCACGTCCATCCTGAGCTTGAGCTGTCTCCTGCCAACTTGGTCCCGTTGTGCCGGCCGTGTCACCTAAGCATCGGCCACGGCTACGATTGGTCTGCATGGCGGCCAGACTGCCGCCGACTAGCCTCGCAAATGCTGGCAACGCCAGTGGTCCGAAAGTGATTGCAGCATTGGCAGCAAAAACGCCGCGCGTAGGCTAAGGGCATGAGCTTCGACGTCGCCGCTGATTCTTCGGCAATCGCCGCCTAAAGGCGGCTGTTTTCTCGCCACAACCCACCGGGCACCCAGGCAAACGCACGCGAATGACTGTACCTGAACATTCGTATAATGAAGGCAGGCGCGGAAACGCAATGCGTCGCGCGCGTGTGGAGGAAAGCCTTTTCCGACACACGGCGCGTGGCCGAGAGGCGCTCGCGCCGCCCGCAGAGGGCGGGTCGCATGTCCACTACCAACCGCTGCGACGTACCGGAATCGGGTGCATCACCAGCCGCCGCGATCCGTCTATCGCGACACAGCAGCAGTTTCTTGAGCTTTTGGCGTTTGAGATGAAAACCGACATTGCGACCGTGAGGTCGATTTTGCAGAGGGACAGATGAGGCTTCTGGCTGCAATTCTGGTGTGCCTCGTCGCGTCGGCCCAGGCGGACGACCTGCTGGTCTTTACTCGGCCTGGTTGCCCTCCCTGCGAGGCCGCCAAGGCAGCGCTAGCGGAAGACCCGTCGATCGCGGTCGGCTACAAGCTGCAGCAGGTGGACGTCCAGCAAAACCGCGAAATGGCACGCAAGTACGGGGTTTCGTCCGTCCCTGTGTTCGTAATTGTTCGCTCCGGCAAAGAGGTCCGGCGAACCGTCGGATTCCGCTCTGTCGAGCGGCTTCGGGATTGGCTGGATTCCCCAAAACTCCGACGGAGGTGGCGATGACGCCGCAGGACATCGAGGCTGAGATTCGCGCGTACATTCAGCGTGCAAAGGGGATTGCTGCGGACGGGCTGACGCTCGTGGAGTTCGCGGTGCTGACCGTGGATCTGCTCAAGCTCGCGATGAAGGCCGTAGACAGCCTGCCCACCGAGGGGGCGGCGAAGAAGGAGTTCGTACTCCAGGCCGTCGACCTGCTGTTTGCAGGCATCGCCGACAGGCTCGTGCCGTGGCCGGCCATCCCGCTCTGGTTAGTTGCAAAGCCGATTGTGAGGCAGGTGGTGCTTGCCGTCGCGTCTGGCGTGATTGAGGCAATTCTCCCAATGGTGAGGGCCGGAACATGATCTTGGAAATCGTCGCCCTGCTTGCGATCGCGGGGCTTGTCGTTCTGGTGTGGCCGTCGTCGTCAAAGGCGGCCCCTAGCTTGTCGGCGACGCTCACGGCCCAGCAATCTCCGCTGCCATCCACCGTCCAAACGTTCCAGGGGGCGATGGTCTGCCTCAGCCACGTGCGATCGCGCCTGCTGGTGACAGACCAGCTTGGCGACGAGGCAAAGTCCGCAATCGAAACGCTTACTCACGCTCTCGTCGAGGCCTCCGACAAATGACACCAAGGCATACCCTCGGAGTCGGATTGCTGGCTGCGGCCGGTGTGGTGGCGATCGCCGGCAGGCAGGATCCAGGACCAGCACCGACGCCGGGACCGGCCGACATTGTGCTCCGAGGGAAATTTGTTGGCCCGACGGCCCTCGCGGACGCCGCGGCCGTTGGTGCCCATTGGCTCGAGGTCGCGGACGAAATTGAGTGGGACGGGCTCCAGGCCGAACAGCTCTACAAGACGGGTCACTCGCTCGACGTGTTGCGTACGAGAGCCCGTGAACTGCGGTGGAAGGGGGAGCGGATCGGCGAGAGGCAGAAAGACGTCCAGCAGGCGGCCCATGACTACCTAGACCAAAAGGTTGGCCCAGACGGCGGGCCGTTGACGCCGGAGCGGCGGCGGGCGTGGGTGGAGGCCTACCGGAGCCTCGGGAGGGCGGCGGTCGATGCGGCGAACTGATCTTAAATGGCTGATCGTCGTCGCGATTGTTGCCTACGCGGCCCTCGTTGCTGTTCGACGTGGCGGCCAGCAGCAGCCGGACGCCGTGCCCGTGCAGAGCGGGTACGTGCCAAACCCCGAAGGCGTGCGGCGGTTCCTTGATGAGCTTCCTCAGCCTTACTTCGCCCAGGCAGGTGCCGAGTGCATCAAGAATGCCAAATACAAGGACGTCTTTTTATATCGCCACATGCTTCGAGCCCATGAGGCGAAGTATGGGAAGCCGTTTGTCGTCGGACGGCAACAACGGGGATCGTGCGTGGCTTGGGGCGCCATGCACGCGGTCTACTGTGGCGAGTGCGTTTCGTGGGCAATCGGAGAGCGACCAGATCCGCCGCTCATGCCTGCGACCGCCCCAATTTACGGCGGAAGCCGCGTCGAATCGAGACGATCCGACCCAAGGGGTTTTGATGGGTCTTCTCCTGTTGGCGGCTTTTCCGACGGCAGTTTTGGAGCCGCGGCGGCCCGCTGGCTCAAGAACTGGGGGGTCGTCTACGCCCAAAACTATCCAGGGATATTTGATTACACCGTCGCCGGCTTCTCTGGCGATCGCGAGGGAGAGGAAGGTGCGTACGGTGCCGGCGGAAAGAACGACAACTACCGCCTCGACACGATCGCCAAGCAGACTCCGTGTCGCCACGTCGCCAAGGTAAGCACGTGGGAGGAACTGTGCTCGGCTTTAGAGTCTGGCTTCTGTGTGACCATCGCCAGCGGACAGGGATTCTCCTCGCACGCAAACGAGTATTCGATAGCGGAGGCGAGTGGCGCCTGGGCCCATCAAATGGTGGCGTTTTCTGTAATGCACAAAAAGAATGGGCAAGCACCGTGCGACATGGTTGCCATTTTGAATTCGTGGGGCCCGTCGTGGCTGAAATACGAAAGGAAGTTTCCGCCCGACCTTCCAAGCGGAGCGTTTTGGGCTCGCAGAGAAGTCGTTGAGCGAATGATTAGATCGGACTCGTGGGCCATCGGTGATACCGCGTTTAGGTACCGCGACGTGGACCACATGAACGTGCTAGGAACTGAACCATGAATCGCAAGACAGTATTGATTTGCCTTGTTGTGGCACTGTTGGCATACACCGTCGGCTCACGTTCTAGCTCTCCAGACCGCCCGATCCTGCGATGGATCAGCCGTGCCGTCGGCGTGTGGCTCATGTTCCGCGACGAGCCTCCGCAAGAGCGCCCCAGCGACAACGCCCGGTACGTCCACGCGATCGGGCCGGCGGACGGCATCGACCACAGAAACGCACTCTAGGAGACGGCCGTCATGCGATTCCTTCTCGGTCTTTCACTACTGCTGAACGGCCTGCTTGCGGGCCTTGTCGTCGGCCACCTGACGACGATCAGCGCCGAACGGTGCGAGTGCAGGAGGATCCGCGAGGCGGACGAGGTCGACCGAGGCCCCTTTCCGACGGGGTGGGTGGTGCCAGATGGGTCCGCGAAGCCAAGGCCCTCTGGAGACGCCCCGTGAGCCTTCTCCGTTCCATTCTGCTCTGGATCGCCTCCCTTTTTGCCGTGCCGGACGCGATCGACCTCGAGCACGCCAGGAGTGCGGCGGCCGTCGCCGGAGCCCGTGCCAGCATGGAGCGTGAGGACACCCCGCCGGAGCCGGAGCCAGCGGCCTGCCAGAAATGCAACGGGCAGGGGTGGGTTCGGATTGACGCGACAACGAGACGGCGATGCGAGTGCCAGCCGAGCCCGTGATGTCAACGCTGCTAGACCACCTTACGGAAAGCTGCCGCACCGCTGCCGGCGGACGGGCTAGGGTCGCCGGCAAGCGGGCGACCGCCGAGCTTGTGAAGCTCGTCGTGCGACATTGGCCGCATGCGCACCTTCGCGATCTTCTCAAAAGGGGCGGAAAGAATCACGCCACCCTTGACCATGCAATGCTGCTCGTTCGAGCCCAGGTCCGCGAACACTGGGAGGCCCGCCACGGGGTCGGCCCCATGTGGGCGATGGTGCACCAAGGGCTTGTTTCTGTCATCTGCCACGTGTTGGCCGAGTCGTGGTTTCGCGACCCGCTAGTGAGGGAGCCGATGAAGCGTCTCTCGCGTGACATATCCATGGGGCTTGATGACGAATCCGTCGAATAAACCAAAACAAAACCTAGCGGCTGCAACACGCCTCTAGGTCGCCGGCGGGAGCCCCCATCCACGCCGCCGCGGCCGCTGCCGGGTGGGGGCCAATCCCGGCAGCGGCACCGCACACACAGGCTTAAAGGCTCCATTACGCAGTTTTTTAAAATCAATGTAATGAAGGCCTCTCTGCAGGACTGCCGCATGATCGACCATCTCCACGCCATCGCTGCCCACGCCTATTACGTCGGCGAGCACGCCCTTGGACGTCGGTCGTGCGAGCGGCTGTTGCGGCACGAATTGCCCGAGAATTTGGAGCCGGTAGTCCGCCGCAACCGGACGTGGTACACGCAGCGGATTGACGAGCTGGCCGGCACCAAGTTCGTGCAAATTGATGTTGAGCCCGCCAATCCAGGTTGGTCGTTATTCAACCCCAGCGTCATCAATCACGGCGGCCGGTTTGTCGTCAACGTCCGATCCTCCAATTACCGCATTGTCGAGGGACGGTACGTCATGCCGGAGGAAGACCGCGGCGTCATTCGTACCGTCAACATTCTGGCGGATTACTCCTATTCCTTGGAGCACTGCGGCCCAACGACAACGCTCTTGGCCGAGTACGAGGCGAGCGATTACCAGGTCGACGGCCTTGAGGACGTGAGGCTCAACGGCCTGGAAGACGGCACCATTCTCGGCAGCGCCACCATCCGCAACTGGGCCGGCCTTGACGGCACCTGCCGGATCGGTGCTTGCGAAATACTCAGAGAATCCGGCAGCGTGCTCAATCTGCGGTGCCACGAAACCGCAGACGGCCAGCACGAAAAGAATTGGATGCCGATTGTCGGACGGCGGGCATGGATTTATTCGTGCTCGGCCAACGGCAAAACCTGCACGGCCGAAGAAGAACAAGGACGGTGGGCCATCACGCCATCCGCCGACGCTCCGGCGGTTGCCCGCAGTTTCCGCGGTGGATCGCAAATCGTGCCGATCGGCTACGGCAAATGGCTCGGCCTGGTGCACGAAGTCGCCCACGACCTAGACGGCCGGCGAATCTACGAGCACCGGATGGTGCGGTTCGACGAGTCGGCCGGCTGGAGGATTGACGCGGTTTCCATGCCGTTCGCGTTTCGCGAACCGCGGGCGATTGAGTTTGCCGCTGGGCTAGCCGTCAACGGCGACCGCCTGGTGGCGTCTTTTGGCGTTCGAGACGCGGAGGCATGGTTATGCGAAATGCGGCTAAGCGAAGTAAGCGATCTGTTGGAGCCGCTCGAATGATGCCGGTGGATCTGTACGACCGCGTCAAGCAGGTTCTTGAAGCCAACTGGCGAGAGAACGATTGGTTTTTTTGCGACGCAACGGTCATCGGCCATTACGCCATGAAGGCCGCGATTTGCGAGAGGTTCCGCCCGCGACGGATCATCGAAATCGGGACCCGCTGCGGCTACTCAATCTTGGCTTTTCGGCAGGTGGCTCCGAGGGCCTCGTATCTGTGCATTGATGGTTGCATGGACGACGATTCGCTGGACTGCCTAGCTCATGCCAAGCGGCTTATCGAGCGGCACGACATCGAGGCGGATCTTGTCATCGTCGACTCGCACGCCGTCAAGAGCTTGCCGAGAGCCTGCTTTGCGCACGTCGACGGCGATCACTCGTTCGCGGGTGCGCTGGCTGATTTGCGGCTTGTCGCACACTGCAGGGGAATTCTTGCGGACGATGCCTGCAACCCAGAAGTCGCCAGGGCCGTGGAAGTGTTTTCGAAGGAAGCCAACCGCCGGGTGGAGTATTTCGAAGACGGGCTGCGTCGCGTGGCGGTGCTCACATGAAAATTGGTGTTTACGCACTGGCGAAGAACGAGGCGGCAAACGTGCCGGCGTGGGAATCGTCCTGCCGCGAGGCGGACGTTCGCGTCGTCACCGACACCGGCTCGGCCGACAATACGGCAGAGCTGCTCGCCCAGGCGGGCGTCACGGTCGCCCGCGGCTGCCCTATGCCGTGGCGATGGGACGACGCCCACAACCTATCGCTTTTCCACCTGCCTGCCGACGTGGACGTGTGCGTCCGGCTCGACCTCGACGAAGTGTTTGACCCAGGCTGGCGGGAGGCCATAGAGGCCGATTGGCAGGCCGACACGACACGGCTCCGCTACTGGTATCACTGGTCGGATAGCGTCAAGTTTCTGTGCGACCGCGTTCATTCCCGCAGCGGCTATCGGTGGCAGGGAGCGACGCACGAGGGGCTTGTCTGCTGGTCCGGCGAGGACCGACAAGCGATGAGCGATCGGCTGCGAATTCGCCATCATCGCCAGCCGGGAAAGCGGCATAGCACGGACCTCACGCTTTTGAGGCAGGCCGTCAAGGAAAACCCGCTGGACAGCCGGATGCTCTGGTATCTGGCGAGGGAGCTGGACTACGCACGCGACCCAGAAGCCTTTGAGGCGTGGCAGCGTTACCTGCGGATGCCTGGAGGCAATCCAACGGAACGAGCGTATGCGTGCCGGATGCTCGCCAACATCGAGAAGGACAAAGCAAAGCGGCACCTGCTGACAGCCATCCTTGAAAGCCCGCTCGAGCCCGAGGCGTTTGTCGCGTTCGCGGAAATGGCCTATCGCATGGAGGATTGGGTGAGCTGCCTCTACTACGCTCGCCAAGCCTGTTCGTGCCCGGCCGGATCGCAGACCCACGCGAGCGACCCGCGGGCCTACGGAGAGCTGGCCCCAGACCTGGCAAGCGTCGCCGCTGCTCGCCTTGGGCGGGACGCGGAGGCATTGGCGTTTGCCCGCGAGGCCGTGAGGCGGTGCCCGAGCGATCCACGCCTTGTCGGCAATATGGCTGTCCTGGAACGTAAGGCTACGGAGGTCGGCCCAAAGGCCGCGTGAAATGGGAAGCATTGCCGTTGAGATTGCCGACGCCCTTGCGGCCGGCCTTTCTGCTTACACCTTCTCCGAACCATACGAGTCGATTACAGCCGTCCGCAGCTACGTCCCTGACTACGAGGCGACCGAGCTAAAGACGCTCAAGGTGTCGGTTGTCCCTGGACCGGTCGAGACGGAGCGTGCCAGCCGCGGGCAAGAGCTTTTTACGCAGCAGGTTTCTGTCGTCATCGGAAAGCTCGTCGACGGCACGAACGAAGACATCGACGCCCTCACGCTCTTGGGCCAAGAGATCATCGACGCGATCCGGTCTGAGGTGCTCGTCACGACAGGAATGCCGGAGGAAGCCCACTACTTCGCGGCCTCGATGGAAGTGCAGTTTGATCGCGACTCCCTGACGAAACGGAGAATTTTCCTCGCCCAGATCGACGTCACATACCGCGTACCGCGGCCTCGCATCGAGGCACAGGAGTAGCACTCATGGTTGCTTTTATCCCGCACGCCGGGAATGTCTTGCTGCCAGGTGGCGGCCGATTCCGAATTCCAGGCGTGGCGTTTCGCGTGAACGTCAACATGTTCTTCGATAGGTCTGAAGTGAAGTCCGCGTTGACGCAAATGGAATACAAGGGGCTGTCAAAAGCCTCGATGCGAATCAAGGACTACGCGAGGAAATCCATCAAAAAGATGGGCCGCGCTCGACCCCCGCTAAAGGTCATGAAGCAGAATCCCGGCGTTCCTCTTACCGCCATTGCGGCGATGCCTGGAATCAGCTCTCGGACGCGAAAGGCCGTGATTGACAGGATACGTGAGATCAAGACAAAGCCGCCGTCGCCGCCAGGGACGCCGCCGCATACGCACGTTCCGTTCAGCCACATGCTCGGCTTTCGCAGAAATCTCTGGAATTTCTACGACGCCACGACGCATTCCGCCGTTGTCGGGCCCAGCCGGAAAGGGCGGATGATTCCCTATCTGCACGAGTTCGGCGGGACGGTGCAGCTCAAGACGTGGGTCTGGAGGCCAAAGTGGCAGCGGATGAAAAGCCCCATCATCTGGAAGCGTGCGGTCGGAGATCGGCCCAAGAATCCCAACCGCTGGATGGTCGCCGATGGCACCGAAACAGTCCGCTACCCAGAGCGGCCGTATATGTACCCCGCCATGCTCAAGGCGATCGCCAGAGGCGACCTGGCAAAAGCGTTTGGGGGGCAGTTTGCCGTATCCCAAAGGAGCCGGGGAGTCTCCATTTCCGGCCGATAGCCTAGTGGTATACTTACGTACAGGCACCTAGTTTGCCCGTCACACGCGCAGGAGCACCGCACACATGCCCGCTGTTTCACACAGGTATTTCCTCGGCAAAAACGGAAACTTCACGTTCTCAAATGGCATCGACAACAAGGACGTCAAGACCGTCACGATCAATCAAGACACGGCTGCCGAGGCGGACGTGACGACTCGCGGGAGTGGCGACGAGCAGGAGTTCGCGTTCGTCCGCAAAAACACGACGATTGAAGTCACCGTTCTGGATCACTCGTGTTCAGTTGGCGAGACAGGAACGATTACTCACTACATTGCGACCGGGGCCTCTGGGCCGACGATCCCGACCGGGGTGTACCAGGTCATGTCGATCAGCCAGCCAGAGGAGCTTGACGGTGCCGTGGAGTTCACGGTCAGTCTGCGGAAGACGCCGAGCACGACCGGCGCCTAATCGGAGATAGCCCGTGCCAGGCGAGCGATACGTTCTGGGCAAGAAGTGCACGTTTTCCATTGACGGCGTCTTGCTCAAGGGTGTTCGCGACATTGGCGTTCGGCGGACCGTGAGCGAGTACGACGCGACAGGGTACGGCCACACGGAGGGCTCGACCGTAGTCGTGCGCCGGTCGTGGGAGATCGACGTCGAGGTTGTCCGGCCGGATGAAATCAAGAAGTTTGTCGATGCGGAGGCAGGGAAGGGTGTCGTCACCGTGGCGACCGAGAAGGGAATGCGGTCCGTCTCGAGGGATTTCATGGTGTGCGACAGCGACGTTAGCGAGCCGCTCGACGACGTCGTTCGGGCCCGGTTCACGCTGAAGCAGTGGATGCACGGGAAAGACGCATGAAGACGTTCCGCGACATAAACGGAACAACGTGGGACATCGTTGGCACGCTTGGGGTCTACGAGCGAGTGAGGAGCGAGACGGGTGTTGACCTGCTCGACCTGCCGACGACACAGGCGAGCCTCGCGCAACTGGGCGACCCGTTTACCCTTGGCCGCGTGCTCTACCAACTGTGCTCGGCTCAGGCAGAGGCCCGCGGCGTCTCGCCGGAGAAGTTCTACGACCTGTTTAACGCAGACGTGCTCCACGAGGCATCGACCGCGATTCTGGAGGAAGTGATTTTTTTTTGCCGGAAAGAGATGAGGCCGGCACTGCAGATGGCTCTGGACAAGGCGAAGGAGGCCGACCGGAAGATGGTCGAGATGGTCACGGCCAAGATGGGCGACCTCGAGCTGGAGATGGATCAAGCTCTGGAAAGCCTCCAAACCTCTACCGGGTCTGCTACGAGCTTGCGGGCATCATCGGCGTCCACCCAGGGCAGTGGACGCTCCGCGGCCTCGTCTGGGCGGCAAACGCCGCGCAGAAGGAGCGGTGGGGCCACACCAGCACGCTCGTAGCGCAGCACTATTCAATCCACAGGGATCCCAAGAAACGACGCGAGCCATACTCGCCAAACGAGTTCAACCCTTTCTACGTGCCGCCGCCCCCAAAGCCGCTCACGCAGGAAATGATGGACGAGCTTTTCAAGGACTAGCCAATGTCGTCAGCCGCAGGGGTCCGCGCAGGCGGGGCCTTCATCGAAATTTTTGCGAAGGACGGCCAATTCCAGCAGGCGATGCTGAGGGTCCAGGGCAAGCTCAAGGCCGTCGGCAGGATGATGCAGCAGATGGGGACGATGCTCTCCCTCGCCGGGACTGCGATCGGCGTGCCGATGGTACTCGCCGCGAGGCAGGCTGCCACGTTTGAAGACGCCTTGCTCGGTATGAAAGCCGCGGCCGGCCTGACGGACAAGCAGGTTCAGCAGTTGGCGGACGAGGCTCTGCGGCTTTCAAAGGCAATGGGAATTGACCCCGCCAAGATCGCAAATGCGTTTCTGGAGCTTACGAAGGCCGGCATGTCGGTCGAGGACGTTTTGGCAGGCGCCGGCCGGTCGGCCGTGGAATTCGCACGGGTGTCTGGCGTCGAGATGAAGGACGCCGCCGAGTTTATGAAGGTGGCGATGAACACGTTCGGCATCTCGGCGAAGGATGCCGTCGACACGCTTTCCGCGGCGGCGGACGCCAGCGAAACGTCGATCGCTGCGATGGTCGAATCGTTTTCTCAGGTTGGTTCGGCAGGAAAAACATTTGACCAGACGCTATTCGGCGTCGCGCAGGCGATGGCGGCCCTCGCGAAGTACGGCATCTCGGGCGAGGAGGCCGGAACGGCGATCAAGACGCTACTCACAAAGCTCGTGGCCCCGACGGGCGAGGCCCACGAGGCCTTGGCGACATTGGGCCTGTCGGTGCGAGACTTTCGCGATGAGGCCGGGAAGCTGCTTCCGATCGCCCAGATCGCCGGGGTATTCGAAAAAGCGCTATCCAAGATGGGAGGCAACGCCGAGGACGTGATGATGGCCCAGGCGGCCCTCGTCGACGTGTTTGAGCAACGCGGCATCAAGGTCATCGGGGCGTTCGCGGACCTCGGCGAGAAGGGGTTTGAAGACATCGCGGCCGCCATGGAGGGCAACCTGCCAGTGGCGGCGAAGTTCGAGATCATGATGAGCGGCATCACCGGAGGATTTGAGAGGCTTTTTGCGGCGACGAAACGTCTATCCATCGCGTTCGCCGGTGCCCTTGGAAGCTCCGTATCGTCTGTCGTGAGCGGCATCGTCAAGGTGATGGATTTCATTTCTCAACTCATCGCGAAGTTTCCCATACTGAGCAAAGTGGCCGCCGGCGCTGCTGCCGTTTTGATCGGCCTAGGCGCTGCCTTGATCGTCGTGGGTCTAGGCTTGCGCGTTGTTGGGGTTGCCATCGCGGCGATTACGAGCCCGATAGGAATTGTGGTCGCGGCTGTTGGCGGCCTTTTGGCGGTGGCCTACAAGCTGTCGCCGGCGTTCAAAGAAGCCGTCGATTCAATCATGGCGGCGTTTGCGAAGCTGGATATTGGCCTAGCCTTCCAGCAGATCAACGTCACCATTGCCATTGCACTTACTCGCATGGCGAAATTGTTTCACGTCACATTTGCCGGCGTCATGGCACGCGCCAGCGAAATGGTCGATTTCATCGTCGACCAGGTAAACAGAGCCGCGAACCAACTCAACAGATTAGTGGGCGGCAACGGAAACGAGTTTCCAGTGCTCGGCAGGGATGGTCGCCAAAAGCGAGCAGACGACCGACGCAAAGCTATCGAGGACCTCGGCAAGAAATACGACGATACCGTCCGCGAGCTGCGAGCCGAGTTGGCAGACGCCAAAAGAAAGGCGAATCGGCAGCCGGACCCAGCGCCGGCCGCCGAGGGTAACGACGCGAGGAGAGACAGGTTCCGCAAGCCGCTCGGTGGTCCAGGTGCAATGACGAAAGCCGACCCGATCGCGTCTCTTGGCACGTTCGCCAGCTCCATGCTCGGCCAGCTCGGCATCGGGCCGAAAATTGACATTCGCGAAAGGGCTGCCAAGGCACAAGAAAAGGCCGCGGACGCGATGAAGGGCCTCAATGACCGCATCGGCGGCTTCCTGGACGAGATGAAGAAGCGAGTCGGCGACCGGCAGCCTAGCGGTGCGACCATCGACACGACGAAGGGCGACGTAAACAAGACTCCAGAGATGCAGGCCGACCCCAGCAAGCTGCCGTGGTGGGCACCGCAATCAGAGTTCGAAAAGCTCAACAAGGGGCCTGGTGGCGGGATGAGGCTGGAGGACGCCATCGAGCAGCTCAAGGTGTCGCCCAGGGCAGGCTACGGCAACGAGCCACCTAAGCCTCCGCTAGACAAAACGAGCAAAGACATGGTTTCGGCGAGCGAGCAGACGGCGGCCGCTATGCAGCGTGCAGTCGATTACCTCTCAAAAATCTACGAGCAAACAAAACGAGGTGGCGTCGCGTTCGCGTGACCGAGGGCAATGGCAATTCCAGACGTCATCGAGCTGTTTGATTCTGGCACCGGATCGCTCACGCGATCGGACGATGGCACGTTCTCGCGAGAGGTCAGCCTGCGATGGCTGCTGAAAGACATCCCGAACTACGCCGCCGCTGAAGCGAAGGGTCGGCAGCAAGCGCCGGACGCATGGGCCGGGCACTTCAGATCCAGGCTCGACGTCCAGCCTCTTGGTTCCGGCTGGTGGCTTGCCACCGCCGTGTACGCGACTCCAACAGCGAATGATGGCAACCAGCAAGAAGGCGGCGAAGGAGAGCTTTTCCCGGCCAGTGTGGCGTTCGACACGACCGGAGGCACGGAGCACATCACGCAGGCCTACTACGACGGGGATGCGGAGTGGGGAGGCGAGGAGCGGTTCGCGAGAGAAGGCCAAGCTCCAGAGATGGAGGGGGCCATCAATGTCAACGGCGACCAGGTCAACGGCATTGATATCGTGGTCCCGGTTTTCAACTTCACCGAGACCTGGACGATTCCTGCCGCGTATATGACCGCGACCTTTGTGAATGCGCTCTATTCGTTGACCGGGAAGATTAATAACGCACGGTTTCGCGTCTTCAATCGTGGAGAGTGCCTGTTCATGGGTGCTCGAGGAGAAATGGCGAGGGGGGACTTCAAGGCCGTCATCACGTTTTCGTTCGCCGCTCGCCCAAACGAGGAAAACAAAAAGATTGGTCGCATCGACGGCATCTTTAAGGGTGGGTGGGACTATTTGTGGGTCTGGTACGAGGACACAACCGACAACGCGAACCTCATCAAGCGTCCGAAATATGTCTACGTCGACAAAATTTACGGCGAGGGGGATTTCTCTCGGCTTGGAATCGGAACGAATTTTCCGCAGCTTTACGTCCCGTCGCCGACAGGGCCAGCAATCACGTAATTAACGATGGCCGACCCATTCCAGAGAGTGCGACCTGGCGAATCGCTTACGATTCACGCAACGGCGTGGAACAAGCTCGTCGATATGGCGAGGCCAAAAAGCTCGCTTTCGGCAGATACGTCGGGGTCGTTCTCCTCCCCTTATGTATGGGTCTATGCCAAGAACACGACCGGCGGCACCATTAATCGCTGGGGCGTCATGGCGATCACGGGCGTCCAGATCACGCCGACTACCTCGAGCGGAGGTGCCACGGCAGAGTTTGAGCGGATGCCTGTCCTCACGGGCGCCGCGATCACTGGCAACGAGACGAAAGAGCGGTGCGTCGCCGTCGAGCCGATTGAAAACAATAAGGTTGGTCGCGTCGCGATTGCTGGGGCCGTTCAGATTAAGGAAGCGGACCTCTCGAAGCTGCCGAATGCCAACGTCCTGTGGAAAGATTCCAACTGGGCTTTGGTGCGGCTTGCCGGAAACTCCTTGCTCCGTCTTGGAACGGTTTCCGCGACCTGGAACAAGGGCTCGAATGCCACCGTGACGCAGCTCAAGGGAGACGGATCGGCATTGTCGCCGACCGTCACGTTCACCGCCACAAACCATTTCGCAACCGTGACGGTCGCCAGCGGAACAAAAAAGGTTGCGTGCGGCAAGGTTGACGAGACGTGGATTCTGATTGCCGCGGAGTGCTGAACAATGTCGATGCTGGGGGCTTCCTGCAACGCCTGCTGCGACAAGTGCGAGAACCGCAGTTGTTTCTTCGCGGGCGGCCTCGCAGGTCAAACCAACGCCGGCGAGTGCGAGAACAAGGCCGGCTGTCACTGCGAAACAGACCCAGAGGGCCAGTGCGTTGACCCGAGCGTTCTGGACGAAAACAACGAGCTGACTGTCCCGGTGAACGAGGCGATTCTGCGGGGGTACTGCTTCTCGTGCCCCAGCAGCGTAGTGTTCTCCATGCTCGCGTCGTTCGAGGCCCCAGGCGGCGGCGGCAGGCCGAGGTCCGAGGCGGCCGCCGAATGGGTCGAGGGAGTCGCGGCATGGCTGGAAGCGAACGGCTACACAGACGTGCGGTCGTTCAACGTGTTTTGCTCCAAGGGCGGCAGCAGCGAAGAAGAAACCAGTAACGTCGTGTGGGTCCGTGCGTGCTGCGACGGCGAATTCTCCCAAGACACGGGCGATTGCTACGACGCCGGCGCTGCGGAGCCTGCTGACAGCTTCAACCTCGCGCCGCAGGTGCCGGTGCCGGCCGTCGGCAACCCGTGCGCAGGTCTTTTCGCCTATGGAATCCCGCTGTGCGTACCCAACCCGCTTCCCTAGTCCGCTGCCACGCTAGGCACCTGGAGGCCCGTTGCCGCGAGCGCGGCTACACGCTTGCGCAGGTCATGGGGTGCGTTGTCATGAAAGATGGTGATCGCTGGACGATCGACACGAACCACCCCGACTACCCAAGGCCGCGTCCTGGATGGAGGCCGCTGATGATCGGCGACATCGTGGAAAAAGCCCTCACGGCCATTGGCATCACCCAGGAGCGCGTCGAGCGGCTTACTCGCACGCAAGGCAAGCCCGGCGGGTGCGGCTGCCAGCAGCGCAAGCGTTGGCTTAACGAGGTTGGGATAAGACTGCAGATCAAAGTGACAAACGCCTTAATTTCGGCCAAGCGATTCTGCGTTGGTGACTGATAGTTACTGCCTGCCTCTGTGTTGCTTGGCAGAAAATCGGTATTGACGGTTATTTCAGTCTTGCAACACTAGGCTTAGGCATGGAGGCAGCCGTGGCTCGCGATCGTCACACCGTCAGGAGCCGTCGCGTCTACATCGGCGAAAAACGCTGGCAGATCAATCACGTCCGCTACCCTCGCGATCGCGACGGCGATTGCAACTGGTCTAAGCGTGTTATTCGCGTCGCGGCAAACCTTCGCGGCGCGTCGCTTGCAGACGCCCTCATCCACGAAATCACGCACGCACGCTTTCCCGATCTTTCCGAGGAGACGGTCGACGAATTCGCGAGCACCGTGGCCGGGATCCTCGCGGCAGAAGGACTCTTAACGGAGGAGTATGACTGATGAGCAAGTCGTTGAATTTGCTTGCGACCGTCCAGGCGAAGGCCCGGTCGAATCCGCCGGGTATTCGGCCGTGGTATCAACGGATGCCGGAGCACGTCCAGCAAGAGCTGGAGTCGGTTCGCGCGTGGTTTCGTCGGCCTGGAAATCAATCGCAGACGCGAGCCGTGGCACGCCAAGTACGCGACCACCTGCTTGCAAACAATCTGAAATGCCCAACCCTCCAAACGGTTGAAACATGGCTAAGAGAAAAAGAAGCCTCGTAGAAGCCGTGGCCGCAAACGTCGGCGTCCAGGCGGCAGCCGCATATGGCGGTCCGCCGAAAGACGCCGAGCAGGTCACGCAGAAGCGAGATGGCAACGTGCTCGAGGCGCGTAGCGTGTCCGCACGCATTCGCACCGTCGAGGATTTGCTGCGGCACATAGAGGCCGACCTGGAGCGGTACGAGGTCGCGGCCAGCGAAGCCACGAAATGGGAGGTTGGGGCCGCTGACGAAGACGGCAATCTATCGGTTGTCGAGCTGCATCGAGTGTTTGTAAGGCTCAAGCCCCGAGCCGGTCCTGGAGTAGCCGAGTGCGTGTCGGCGATGATCGACGCCGCCAAGAAGGAGATCCGCCGGCCCGTCAAGCCGAAGCCCAAGCGGCGTGAAGGGCCGTGGCAGGTGCTCGTGGTCGCCGACACGCACTTCGGCAAATACTGCTGGCAGGCCGGCACGGGCGATGCCGACTACGACCTGTCAATCGCCGAGCAGCTCGTGGGCCAGGCCGGGGCCGACCTCATCGGCAACGGCGACGCGATCTACAAGCCAGCCAGGCGGTCGATCCTGTTCGTTGGCGACCTGTTCCATTTCGACACGGTGGCCGGCACGACAACCGGCGGCACCGGCCTCGCCGGCAGCATGGACGGCCGGCTGCAGAAGATGATTCAAGTCGGAGCGGATTGCCTGCTGGGGCTCATCGAGCAGTCTGCGGCAACCTGCCCGACGGACGTGCATCTCGTCCACGGCAATCACGACGAAACGCTGTCGTGGGCCTTCCAGCGGATCATGGTCGAGAGGTTCCGGCGGGATCGTCGGGTGAGTATTTCGGAACGGTTCACCGGCCGGCAGTACCTCCATCACGGCGGGAACCTTATTGGGATTGCCCACGGGCACCGGGCCAAGCGCCGCCTGCCGCAACTCATGGCGATCGAGGCGGCCGACCTGTGGGGGAAGACCGCGTACCGCGAGATCCATACCGGGCACTTCCACTCCCAGGCCGCGGAATGGTCGCTGCCGATCGAGACGGTCGATTCGGTGCTCGTGCGGGTCGCTCCGAGCCTCGGGCCGGCCGACGATTGGCACGCCCAAATGGGCTTCGTTGGGGCCCGTCGGGCGATGGAGACTTTTTTCTACGACCCTGCCGGGGGTCTGGTTGGCATGTTTGCAAGCGGTCCGAGGCCAGAGCGGCGGACGGCGTGAGGGGTGAGCATTGGCAGAATCTCAGGCGTTGATAGAAGGAAGGTTGCCGGACAATTACATCGCTGAAATAAGGCGGCGAAAAAGTCGGTTTATCGGACAGTGGCATGGAACGTCGGGGTCGCTCGCCGCAGACTGCCATTGGCTCCTTGTAGAGCGTGAACAATTACTAGAGGAGATTGCAACGATGACGGAAGCACTGCAGGAGGCAAATTCGAAGCTACGGCAGGCCGTCGAGGCTAGGATCGCCGCGAAGGCGGCCGGCTGCTGCGACGGTGGGCGGTGCCATCCGCGGGCGATCGACACGTCCGGCCCGATGGTCGACGTCGACCAGGCCATCGCCGAGGAGGACGAACGGACGCCCGATCACCCGTTTGAGCAAGTTGCGGGCATGTCGATGCCGCAGATGGAGGCGGCATGGGCTGGCGTTAAGGCCCGCGTGGCTGAAATGCAGGAGCGAATCCGCGAGCCGGCCAGCACCAACGTTTACGCGGCTGCCCCGCAATCCTCGAGCGGGACCCCAGAGGCCGAGAGGCTGCTGGGCGACGTGCTTGGGATCGTCCGCGATCGTCGAGCAAAGTACGGGCCACCTAGCGAGCATTTCGCCCGCACCGTCGGGGCTATAAACGCCATTTTCGCCCACAAGCTCAAGGAACCTCTGACGCTTGGCGATTGGGCTCAGATCATGATTCTCGACAAGCTGGCGCGGCACCAGGAGAAGCCACAGCGGGATAACCCGGCCGATACGGCCGGCTATGCGGGGTGTTGGGCCGAGGTCGAGCCAGGTCTGTAGCCTTACAATGGGGGTATACGAGCGCCTCCCTATTGGCCGCTCGCAATCCCCATGAGGAATCGCTGATGCCCACTACCCTGTCCGGCTCGCGTTCGGCGTCGCTCTCCTGGTCGTTTTCCGACGCCCCGTCGATTGGCAGCCTTTCAGAATCCGCGAGTATCTCCACGTCGCGGAATATCGCGAACGGCACGGGCGAGGGCCAGGCGAACGTCGCGTGGCGGAATCGCGTCACGATCGCGAGCGGCGATACCTATTCGGTGTCGCTCGACAACCTCGGAGCGACGGCGTTCGCGTTCGGCGGCAAGGTCGTCATGACAAAGCTCAAGGAGATGCGGGTCGCCGTCAACACGACGGCGGCCGGCCGCTACGTTCTCGTCGGGGTCATCGGGCCGGGCGATACGACCGGCTACTCCGCTCGAGTGAACCGCGGCGGCGACTATGCCGTGGCGGACTACCTGGACGGCTGGCCGGTCACGAACACGAATAAGACCGTCTACATCGCCAACCCCTCGGGCGGCAGCGTCGAGATTGATATTGCGTTCGTCGGCGTCGGCTCGACGGTCGACACTTAACGCACGACGTTGATGGCAGCATCCGCCACGTCAAGGATCGAACGGCCGAGGCGTCGCAGCCGGCCGGGATCCTCGGGCACGCGGGCGGGCGCGGGCGGCTCCAGGCGCGCGACCGGGCCGGGCATCGTAGAGCACGCGCGGGCGGCGGCCTCGATCGCAGCCAGTTGGTAGCGTGTTTCCACGAGCAAGCCGGCCGCCGCGGCCATAACGGCCACGGCGAGCACGGCCCGCACGATGTCGCGGATGCTGGCGGCGATCATGTGCCGCCCCCCGCGGGGCAGAAGTCTCCGAAGCACTCGACAAAGTTCTGAATCTCGGGGTTGGCGATCCCCTCAGCCACGAGCCGGCGGGCGGATTCCATCGTGATGCAATCCTCGACGTAGAGCTGGCCGTCGCGGCCGACGTAGTCGTGCTCGCAATAGCCGATCCAATCCAGGTCGAGCAGGCACTCCATATCGTCGAGATAGTCGAACGTCTCTCGCGACAGCGGGCAGCGGCCGGCCTCGGCACAATCCTCGTAAAAACGCTTAACGGCTCCCATGATCGTCTCCTTCTGGTGGTGGTGGTGAAATCAACCCTGGTAGTCGGCGAGCCATACGATCTCGTCGAGCAGTTCGTTTTGCCCCATGCGGTAAAGGGCGGCGTGAGCGAATTCGTCGAGCGGTTGACCGGCGGCGGCGTACTCGGCCGCCACGTAGGCGGGCGAGAGCGAACCGTGTCGGGCAAGCTCCTCGGCGCGGGCCAGGCCGTCGAGCGGATAATCGTCGAGCACGCGGGCGATGTCCGTCTCGAGTAGGCCGTGGGCGGCCTCGTGAGGCGGGCAGGCGTCGAGCACAATATCGTCGGCATCGGGTGTCATCGGTCGGGTTCCTCGGGTTATGTCGGGCGGCGTGCCCAACGGGGTGATATTACCGATCGGATACAACAAAGGCAAGAGTTGAAACAAAAACATTCCTCGGGCAATCAGCCGGCGACGCTTCCGCGGGGGCGGCCGCGTCCGGCTGGAGTCTTCGCGTAAGCCGCGACGCTAGAGCGTTCGGCGAAAAACACGCCGTCGATCTCGATGCCGCCGATCTTCCCCTCCTTGACCTGGGTGCGCATCCACAAGCGGGACACGCCGGCCAGTTTGGCGGCGTGGCCGATCGTGAGATAGCGGGAGGGGTCGATTCTCGGGGGCATGTCGTGATTATTGCCGAACGGTTGCATTGGTCAAGGCTCATCGGGCAAGGCTCCAAAAATCCTAGAACACGCGGGCGCGGGAAATCCTAGAACACGCGGGCGCGGGGCATCCTCGAGCGGCGGCCGGCCCGGTCGCGGCGGGCAAGCTCGGCGGCGGCGTAGGAAATTTCGTCTTGGTAGCGGCCGGCGTTCGGAGAGTCCGGCCAAGCCGTCAGCGATTCCCGGCAGTCCGAAATAGTGTAGGCCAGTTCGGCGTCGGTCATCCGGCGGCAGCGGCGGGGGTATTCGGCGTGGTCAATCTCTCGGGTCGTCATGGCGTGGAATCCTCGGGTAAATGGTCGGGCGTCGTGCGACGTGCTCGGCGTCCCCCTGGCCGGCCGCGGCGTGGCCGGGGCCGGCGTGGGGGCAGCCGCGGCTAGACTGCGGCGGCGACGTTCGAGGCGAACGGTAGCGGGCCCTCGGCGATCGCCTGAAGCCGCGTGCGGCCGGTGTAGCGGATTCTCCACTCGCCATAGCTGCAGGCGGGGTAGGTGCCGCCGATCCAGTTCTCGACACGCTCGGCCCGGTGGCCGGTGGCGGCGGCGATAGTTTCGTAGCGTTCGCGGATGATTTCCACGAGGCGGCTTTTTGTTTTCCTCGCGGCGTAGACCACGAGCAAGCGCCGGCCGTCGGGGTGCTCGGCGGCAATTTCGTAGGTGGTATGGAGCTGGGGCATCGGTTGGGTTCCTCGGGTTGGGGTTTGGGATTGCGTGGCCGCGTCGACCACGCCGGACCCGGTGCCGCCGGCCTCGGGCGCCGGCGGGGGCGGGGGCGGCCGGGTTATCGGGCGTAGTCGGCGGTTTGGTCGAGTTGGTCGAGCACTTCGCCGGCGATGTCGTCGGCTGCCTGTCCGGCATCGAAGTCGTGCGGGTCGAAGCACACCCGCACCTCATGCACCGGCCAGCGGCTGCGCGTGGCGTCAAGGTCGATCGCGACGCGGACCACCCCGCGGGGTATGTTCGGGTACTTGTGGCCTAGATACGGAATGTCGGCGAAGCACACCCGAACGCTCGGCCGATAGGCTCCGTCGGCCGATTGGGAGTTGTAATCGCGGCGGGGGGCGTGCCCGTCTTCGATCTGCGCGAGGACAGAATCGGCGACATACTGCACGGCCTCGGCGTAGCTCATGGTGGCGGTAGTGTTCATGGTTTGGGCTCCTGGAGTTGTCGGGCGTCGTCGACGTGACGGCATCCCCGGTGCCGGCGTCCACGAGCGACGCCGGGGGCGGGGCGGCCGTCACAAGCCGCAAGCGCGGGCGCAAGCGTCCTCGTAGAGCATGTCGAACCGATCGCCGCCGCGGTCCTGTTGGGCGGCAAGTTTCGCGGCGGTCGTCGAGTCGACGGCGTAGGCTTTGGAGGTCGAGTAGACGTACCAGGCGGTCGAGCCGGCCGGCAGTCGGCGGCCGGTTTCGGCACAAGTGGCGGCATACTTCAAGGTCAACACGCGGGGCGGGCAGTAGTTGCGGCGTTTCATTGTTTGGGCTCCTCGGGTCTAGGGTTTCGGGTTGTCGAGCTGGCGGCGTGCCAGGTCGGCCCGGTGCCCCCTGCCGGCGAGCGGCAGGGGTGGCCGGGGCGGCCGGGTTACGCGATGCCCACGTAGGCGACGCCGGCGCGGATCGGCCGGACGTCGGCGGCGGCTCCCCGCGTCGCGGCGTGGTGGCGGTTCGCGGCCTCGATGCCGGCGAGCACCAACGACGCCTTGAAGGTCTGCTCGGCGACGGCCGGCATTCCGGCGGCGATCGCTTCGCGTGCGTCGCCGAAGGCCGTGTCGAGCACCTCGGCGGCGGCCTCAAGGACGGCGTGCGCGATCGGCTCGGCGTCGGCCGCGATGTAGTCGGGCTGCCATCCGAGGGCCTCGAGTCGGCGGCGGGCGGCTCGGGTCATGATCTCGCCGGCGGCGGCGGTAAGGGCTGCGGTCATGGTCTGGGATCTCCTGGGGTTGCGGTCGGTCGGAAGTCGGCCGGCCCGTCGCCCCACGGCCGCGGGCGCCGTGGGGGTGCGGGCGGGCCGTCAGTTGGTCGCGAACACGTAGACGCCGCGGGGGGCGTCGTGAACCTCGACGTCGCCGGAAAGCCGCAGGTCGTTTGCCATGCGGTCCCAGTCCACGTATCGGGCCGGGTGCCACCAAGAGCCGCCGGCGGCCTTGTCGGCGTCGTAGCCGACGTCGTCCCAAAAGCTCTCGACGTACTCGGCCAGCGTCCGCCATTCGCCGCGGTAGACGTCGGCGAATTCCGACGGGTCGCGGCCGGCCTCGGCGTCGAGCCAGGCGAGCAACGCGGGCGCGGCGTCGCCGGCCTCGGCGACGGCCTCGCCGATCTCGGCGACGCGGTCGAGGTCTTCGTACTCGCCGATGTCGCCTAATCCCTCGTGGTCGTGGATGGCGAATTCCTCGGCGCCGGGCTCGGGGCTCTCGGCGAGCATCGCGGCGATTTCATCGCGGATGGCGTCGGCCCCGATCGTGGCGTCGATCCATCGGCCGTGGAGCCGGCCGGCGTTGTAGGCGGCAAGGCAGGCGGCGTAGATGCGGGGCGTGGTGTTGGTGGCGTTCATCGTTTGGGTTCCTCGGTTCAAGTGGTTTCCGCCGATTGACCGCGGCGGCGTCGGTTGTTTCGTAGGTGTTATATCCAATCGGCAACAAGTGGGGAAGGGCTCACAATTTTTTTTCGGCGTCGGCGGCTTTCGCGGCCTCGGCGGCCTCCAGGTGGCGGACAAGCTCGCGGGCCTCTTGGCGGTCGTCGCACGTGGCGACCCACGAGCGGCGGCCGTCGGCCTCCAGGGCCTCGACCTCGAACCAGTAGCAAGCGCCGCGGCTGCGGGGGTCGGAAATTTTTCGGATTAGATAAGTGGGCATCGTCGGGGCTCCTGTGGTTGGGGTTGAAAATCCTGGAACACGTGGGCGGGCGATAATTCCTGGAACACGCGGGCGGGGGGCGTTTACTCCGCGAATAGGTCAAGGGTCCGCGGCTTTGCGGCCGGCAGTGTGCTGGTGAATCGCGGCGGCTCGGTTGCTCCGTGGTCGGCGAGTTTCTTCACGAAGAATTCCGCCGTCCACCAGCAATCGGAACCGCGGCCGCCGGCAATGTCTGCGGCTCGGCTCAATTCGCCGGCAGCCATTGTTTCGACGACGCGGCGGACGTCCGCCGGCATGGCGGATAGTTCGGCGGACAGTCTGCAGAATTGATTAAACGTCATGGCAGGGGGCTCCGTTGTAGTCGTTCGGCAACAAAGGGTCAAAAAGGAACAACGCGACGCGGCCGGCCCATAGTGGGGTGACGGCGAAAGTTTTCGGCGGCGGACCTTGAAACGAGATAGCAGCGGCCGACGCGGACGGCCGGCAGGCGGCCGGCCTTGACGAGTTGCCGCAACCATTGTTCGGTTACGTCCGCGAGGCCGGCGGCCTCCGGCAGCGGCACCAGGTCCGACACGTCGCCGACGGCTGGCACGGCGGCCGCCGGTGCTTCTGCGGCGGCCTTGTCGATCGCCTTTCGCATAGTCTCATCGGCCGTCGGCAAAACTGGTGCAGGAGCCGTCACAAGGTCCCACAATGCGGCGGCCGGGTCGTCGGCTCCTAATTCGGGAATTTCGCCGGCCGCGAGTTCGCGGGCGATGTCGTCAAAGCCTCGAACGTTCGTCGCGTCGCCGGTCGTCGTGGCGTGCCGGTTTTTGAATTGGAACTGGCCGGCGTGTTTGACGCCCAAATAGGCGAAAGCAATTTTTCGAGCTTCAAGCGTACGGGCGATCGCGGCCGTTTCGAATTCGCGAAGCTCAGCATAAATCGCCCGGACGGCCGACCATTCAAGGCCTAATTCCGCGGCGGCGTTTTTGTGCTCCGTTGTTCTCATGCTTGTATTGTTACCTATCGGCAACAACCGAACAAGGGGGTTAAAAATAAAAAAAGTTTTTCGGTCAAATTGGCGGCCGAATTTTCTGCTTTTCAGTATTTCGAGGCCGAAATATCTAATTGGACAGTTTGGTGAAATCGAATTTCGGCAACCCGAATTCCCCCCATACGTGGGGGGTCTCGAGGCCGTCACGGGCTCCAGGCCTCACGGGCTCCAGGTCTCACGGTTTCCAGGTCTCACGGTCTCACGGTCTCA